TGTGTCAAGTCTTGAATATGACAGTACACATTGTTAGACCGCATCAAATCACTTAAATAAGGCAATACAGCGTTTTTAAGACTTCCTCGCTCTATCCCTACTGCTATCGGTTTAAACTCAGCTATGTTCTTTAAAATACGTCTAGCCGTGTCTTTAATGTCCCAACGACCTGTTTCAATTTTGTGTACAAACCAGTCACCTTCGTCTGTAACCTTAACAACTGCAATAGCGGTTTTATCAAGACGCTTCTTACGCTCTGCCGAATTACTGATGTTTTCAAAGCCAGCCAAATCGATTGCAATGTAGTAAGATCCGTATGAAGGTTCTTCTCCGAACTTGAGCCAAGACTCCTTAAATACGTCAGTACCTGCATTATCGAAACTGGCTTCATATTCTTGTTTAAATGCAAATGAACTTAAAGTTTTTTTAGCACCTTCGATCTCTTTTGGATCAATCAGTGGGTTATCTTTTGTTGTAAAGTGCCAAGACTTCCATTCTTCGTCTTCACCATCTTTACCAAGGTTATACATATCGTAGAACCAGTTGCGTCCCTTGGGTGTACCGATAAAGAGGGCATTCCCTTTTTTATCTGATAGAGAAGCACGTAAGACCTTCTCCCAAGTTTCACTTTTAATGTCAGCTACTTCGTCCAGTACTAGGTACGTTAAACTGACACCACGAAGAGTATCAGGACGATCAGAGCCACGAACATAGATCTTGGCACCATTAACAAGAGTAATATCCATGTTGTTAACGTGGCTACTTGCAATGACGTCCCTTCCTAGATCCATGAGGACATCCCAAATAATCTGCCTTGCTTGTCCTTGCGTAGGAGCAACATACATCACAGCAGACCCTTTAGGGCATTTCAAACCTTCAACAATCAAGCTGATCGCAGATAGTCTGCTCTTTCCGCAGCGACGACCAGCAACAATTAC